CCAACCAACCTAAACTCTAGGAAACAATCATGGATATCATGTCTCTTTTTCGCGGAACTCCTCCAGCAAATCCATTGCCACAAGGACCTTCGCAAGTTAATCAACCTGGACAACCATTGCCTGGAACTCAATCATCTGGACAAACTGCACCAAATGGTATGATTCCATCTCAAGACCAGAACTTAAATGTAGGACAACCTAGCGCCAATCCTGCCGCGTCCCCACTAGATACATTTAAAGACATCTGGCAAACTCCTGCAAATACTCCAGCTGATTCTAACTCTCCTATGTTCTCGCAGGTTTCTCCTGAAGAACTTATGAAGTCAGCAGCTAAAGTAGACTTTGCAAAAGCTGCAACTCCTGAGCAAATGGCACTGATTAACGCAGGTGGCCAACAAGCGATGGAGACAATGATGCAAGTTATGAATAAAGTTGCGCAAACTGTTTACGCACAGTCAGCGTTTGCTACTACCAAAATTGTAGATCAAGCGATGACACGGCAACAGGAAAATTTCGCAAAACAACTACCCTCTATGGTTAAGAAATTCTCTGTAAACGAGAATCTTCAAGATCAAAACCCCCTCCTTTCCAATCCTGCATTAACACCGCTAGTTTCTGCACTATCTGAGCAATTGGTTCGTAAAAATCCAAATGCCACTAGTAAAGAAATAGAACAGCAAGTTAATGATTACTTTGCAGCACTCGGAACCTCATTTGCTCCGAAGCCTCCAGAAACTCCCGCAACTCGGGCAGCACAAAGAGCAGCAAAGGCGGAAGATTGGGATGCGTTCTTAGGTATGTAAGTTTCCCATTTATTAATCTTTCCTTTTTAGGAGTTTCTACATGTCAGTTTTTAAGCCGGTCATTTATGATGGCAGCTTGCAACGTCAGCTATATCCTGGTGATGTACTTGGTGGTGCAGAAGTTATCACAAACAATGCTACAGTAGGTTCTACTACTCTCCCAGCATCGCAACTTATTAGTGGTATTCTTAATCGTACTGGTTCTACCGGTGTGTTTACAGATACTACTGATACTGCTGCTAACATTATTGCTGCATTGGTTGCTCAATATTCTTACCAACAATCTCCTACTAACGGACTTGCTGGTGGTAATGCTGTACAACCTGGTTTGTCTGTACGTCTGCGTTATATTAATGCAGTAGCATTTGCAGCAACTATTGCAGCTGGTACTGGTGTTACTCTTGGTGCTAACTCCGCCACGGTTAATGCTAGCTCAGTAAAAGATTATTTGTTGCAAGTTACTAATGGTACACCTCAACAAACTTTTGCTGTTAACCAAACTAACGGTTCTGCTGTTCTTACAGGTCTTACACAGTTCCAAACTGCTCAGTTGTCTGTGGGTCAACTTGTTACCGGCTCTGGTTTGTCTGGTAACATTATTAGCATTCAATCTGGTGTTGGTGTTACTTTGTCTGCTAATGCAAGTAGCACTCTTATTCTTAATGCTGCTACTTTCTCCCCAACTGTAACAATCACTGGTCTTGGCCAAGGCTTGTTGTAAGATCTTAGATCTGTAATTTTTATAAGGAATAATTTAAAATGTCTACTGGTATTTTTAATAGCGGGCAACTTACACAAGACCTAGCCAAGAAATCATTTGCAGGAATGATTACTCGGTTGATGCCTAATGGTACTGCGCCCCTGTTTGGTCTTACTTCCATGCTTTCTTCTGACACAGCTGTGCAAGTAGAATATGGATTTTTTACCAAAACAATGTTGTTTCCTCAGCTTACTGTTTCTGCTGCCGGCCAATTGGCAACTGACACAGTATTTACTGTAGGTTCTACATCTAATGTATTGCCTGGCATGATTATGCGGGTTGATAGTACTGGTGAGAATATTCTTATCAATGCTGTTATTTCTGCAACTTCTGTTAGCGTGCAACGTGCTATTGGTTCTGTGGCAGCTCAAGCTATCGCAGCATCTATTAACATGTTCCAAGTTGGTAATGCATTCGAAGAAGCTTCGGTACGTCCTCAATCTCTTATCATTAACCCAGTTCGTATTACCAATCTTACTCAGATTTTCCGTAATACTTGGGCAATCTCGGATACCATCCGTGCTACAATGATGATTGCCGGAGAAACTAACGTTTCTGAATCGCGCCAAGATTGTGCTGCTTTCCATGCTGCTGATATTGAAAAGATGCTTTTCTTTGGTCAAAAATCGCAAGGTTCTCGCAATGGACAACCGTTTCGCACTGCTGATGGATTGATTAACTTGGTTGGTAACTTGGCTTACTACCCATCTTATTACTCCGCAGTTAACGTTAACACTGCCGGCGGCACTACAAACTACACACAGCTGGAAGGTTTCCTTGATCCAGTATTTAACCAAGCTACAGATCCTAAAGTAGCTAATGAACGTGTGTTGTTTGTCGGTGGTACTGCAAAACGTGTTATCAATAACATTGGCCGTTTGAATGGTACTTACTACATTGTAGATGGACAAACTTCTTATGGTTTGCAATTCTCTACATTCAAAACTGCCCGCGGTACTTTCCGCATGATTGAACATCCTCTGTTTAACTCTAACACCAGTTGGAGCAAAATGGCAGTTGCAGTAGATTTGTCAACTTTCCGTCTTGCTTATCTTGGCGATCGTAAAACTCAAAACAAAGAGTTTAACAGCCCAGATCAAACTGATATGGATGTAGCTGACAATGGTATCGATGCTGTTGGTGGAACTCTTACAACTGAGGTAACTTGTGTTGTTAAGAATCCCCCAGCTAACAGTATTGTTTATAACCTAACACAAGCTGCTGCGGGCTAAGCACAGGAGGAATTATTATGCCAAACATTTTAGTTCCTCCAAATTGCCAGTCTATTACAACTGCCGGCCAAGGTTTAATTACTCCTGTAAATAATATTGCGGCCGTCACTTCACCAATAGAAGCGACAGTACTTACTTCCCCATATTCTGCAGTTCCTGGATCTACTGATGTTTCTTCAACACCAAGTCCTGGTTTTGTAAATATGACAGTGCCATCAGTTCTTACAGCTATTAATATTAATGGTAACAGTTACATAGTAACTAACCAACAAATTAGTAATGTGCCAGAACTAGATGCTGTTGTATTTATAGCAGGTATGAAACAAGTAAATAGTATGTTTCAACTGGTAAATGGATAGCCCAAAGAAATCTCCTCCTAGGGTCGCCAGTTTTACTGATCAGAGTCTGACGCAAATAAAACTCAGATCATTTACTAACCTTAGGAACCAAACATGTCAACACAACCACAGGTGCCAGTAATGGAAAAGATTGCTAAAGTATTTAAAGCAACTTTGCCTTCTGTTAATTATATTTTTCGTAATGGCAAACCAGCCATTTTTATTAACAGCCGATTTGCTACTGCAATCCAGACAGAAATTGATGAGCTAGAGGCAGAGATTGCTGCAGGACATCCTCATTTGTTTATTGATGAAGCAGAAAAAACTATTGACGCTAAATTGATTCAGCCGATGGAAGCATTGCGCGAAAAACTGCGTGCGGAGATTATGGCAGAAATGGCGAAAGCTGTAGATCCCACCAATGATATGGGAACTTCTGAACAAGGACCTCTTAAACCTGCAAACTCCCAAGATATTGCAACTGCTGCAGAAGGCGGATCTGGTGTAGGTTTGGCCGCTCGTTTGGTTACTTTGAAAACAACTAGCTAATCTAGCTATCTGGCTAATCTATTATGACACTTACAGATTTAATCAACGAAGTTTATACAATCACTGGTCGCCCAGATCGAGTGGCTGAAACAGCTTCTGCGATTAAATCTGCCACACTTAAAGCACACCAATGTGATTTCTTTTGGAAAGACATGTTTGAAACTGGCATTGCTTTTGCTAGTTCCGCATTTGTGCAACAAGTAGATTATCGCGCTCTCATACCTCTTTGGAGAGCTAATAAATATTTGATGAAGTATGATAATGTCAATCAAGTTCCTGGTAGGATTTTAGATCTTATTCAGCCAGAACAGATATTAGACAGATATCAAGTTACTAAAACAAATATTTATTATTATGCAGGTGCATATATTAATATTCAATCAGATACTTCTGAACAATATTATTTATATGGGTGCTATGTAAATCCTGATATTACAACTGCGGGATTTAATTCTTGGATTGCTAAAGATCATCCTTATGCAATTGTAATGGATGCAGCAGCTACAGTGTTTAAAGCAATTGGTAAAGATGATGAAGCAGCTGCTTATAGAACACTTGTGCCAGAACAAATATCTATTTTGCGCGCTTCCAATATTGTAGCATCTGGATATTAACTAAGGTATACAACATGACATCTTTATTTGGCGGTGGGTCAAATATTACAGTAAATGCCTCCGGTACTTTGGTGCCGCAGCAATTTACACCCACTGCAAATCAAACATTATTTACTCTTACTCTATTTCAATACACAATAAATACTAACTCATTGTTGGTGTTTATTAATGGAAACTTACAAGTTCCTGGAGTAGATTATACAGAAACATCTTCATCAACATTTACACTTACAAGTCCTGTTGGTGTAAATGATTCTGTGCGTGCAATTGGTTTTCCTCTCGCAACATTTTTTCAAGCAGGTGTGGGTGTAAATCTTACAGATATTCCAACAGTTGCAACAGTCCAGAATGCTTTGTATTCTTGGATGGGAATAACTACAGGAACTCCTGGTGCGCAGATAGGAATTCCAACTCCGGCGCCAGTAGCAGTAACTGCGGGAATGGTATTTAGATTCTTGGCTGGGTTTACTTCTACAGGTTCTACAACTCTAAATGGCATTACAATTAAAAAGCCAAGTGCTGGTGGATTAATTAATCTTATTGCCGGAGACTTGGTAGCAGGTGCGGCATACCAAGTTGTATTTGATGGAACTTACTATCAGCTCGCAGGATCTGGCAGTGGCGGCGGTGCTACTGGTGGTGGCGCAGATCAAATATTTCAACTTAACAGTACAACTATGACAGCACCATTTACAATACCTACAGGTAAAAATGCTTTTGTTGTTGGTCCATTGCAAATAACTGCTAACAATCCATTGACAGTTACTGGTAGATTGGTGGTGATGTAATGAGTCAAGTAACAATTGATCCAATAGCAGGAATTACATTTCCTGATCTTACAGCACAAGCAACTGCTTTTGTAAAAGGGCCTGCGTTTAGTGCTTATCAGAGTACATTGCAATCTGTACCAAATATTACATACAGTAAAATTCAAATACAGACAAAAGAATTTGACACTGCAAATGCATTTGATAATATAACTAATTATAGATTTCAGCCTCTTACAGCTGGATACTATCAAATTTCTGGGTCTATAAATATAGCTTCTGGTGCTGCATTTCCAGTCCTTGCAATTATTTATAAAAATGGTGTAGCATATAAAAATGGTACTGTTTCTACAGGCAGCGCTGCTGTATATAATCAAGCTGAAGTATCTGCTTTAGTATATCTTAATGGTTCTACAGATTATGTTGAATTGTGGGCATATCAAGCAAGTGGCGGAGCTGTAAATACAACCATTGGAATTCAAAATACTTACTTCCAAGGCATCTTTATCCGAGGCGCATAGGACATATAAATGACACAATCTATTATAACCTCTGGTGATGCCAGTAATTCTTTAACATTAACTAACGGTACTGATGGCACATTAGTATTGCAATCTGGGCCTGCTGGGAGTAAAGTTAATGGAGTAGCGATTGATGCATTAGGTAATCCTACATTGCTAAAAGCACCAATTAATAACGCTGCTCCTTGTTTTAGTGCATATCAATCTTTAGCTCAATCTGGGCTATCTTCTGGAACTTATGTTAAATGCTCAATAACTACTAAAGAATTTGATACTACTACAGCTTATGATAATGTAACTAATTATCGTTTTCAACCATTAGTTGCAGGCTATTACCAAATTAGCGGATCTATATATATGACCGGGGCTAATTTAATTACGGCTCAAGCTAATATTTATAAAAATGGTTCTATATATAAATCAGGAAGTAGTTTAACTGCTTCTGTAACTGGCGGTGTTTTAGAAACTTCTTGTCTTGTATATCTTAATGGTTCTACAGATTATGTTGAATTGTGGGCATTTGCAGCTACAAGTTCTGGAGCTTGGGCAATTCAAGCAAACCAAACATTAAATTGGTTTCAAGGCGCATTAATTACAAGGACTGCATAACATGACTGCAATTATTGATGCACTTTTAGGTCTTATTTTAGATCCTTCTGGTTTGCCTATTCAAAACGCAACATCTATCAATTCTGGCTATTTATATGGTAACAGAGTAATTAATGGCGCACAAGAGATTGACCAGGTTAATCAAGGTGCGGCTGTTACACCTACAACAGACCCATTCTATCTAACTGATATGTTTGGTGGTAGCCTGTCAGTTGCTTCTAAACTTACTTACCAACAAGTAGTTGATGCGCCAGCAGGATTAAAAAATAGTTTAAAAGTTACAGTTGCCTCTCAATACTCTCCTGTTGCTACAGATTACTTCTTACTTAAAACTCACATAGAAGGTAAAGATGTTATCGACTTTCAGTTAGGTACATCTGGTGCTGCAACATTTACATTAAGTAATTGGATTAAAGGTTCCGTTCCTGGCACATATGCAGTAACATTACGAAATGGAGCATTGAATAGATCTTACGTTGGTACTGTAGCTGTAACTACTTCATGGGCACCAGTAAAAATAACAGTGACTGGAGATCTTACTGGCACTTGGGCAACAGATAACACAACAGGATTAATTCTTAGTTGGGATTTAGGTTCTGGGTCTAATTATCAAACTGTTGCAGGAGCATGGCAAGCTGGTAATTATTTGCGAACTGCTGGCTCAGTAACATTTGTTAATCAAATTGCTGGCAGTACTCTTAATATTACTGGAGTTGATTGCAGACTTGGATCTGTAGCGCCATCCTATTTTGAGCGTCGGGCTAATGAATCGCAATTAGTTAAACGCTATGTTCAATGGTGCCCTTTCAATCAAAATTTTTATCCAACTGTTGCGTCTCAAGCGCTTGAGTCAACTGTGATGTGGGCAGAAATGAGGGCGACTCCCAGTGCCGCTCCAATCGTCGCAGACCCCAATTCTTCTCAAACAACCAATAACAACGCTTCGAATTTAATTCAAAGACTTACTCCGTATGGCGGCTCTGCCACATTAACTGGAATTTCTGCAACCAATACTTTTGTAATTGGCTATAGATCATTACTTACTGCGAGGTTGTTCTAATGGCTTACAAATTAACCAGCACCAATGAATTTATTAGGATTGAAGATGGATTAAGGATCCCATCAGATCCGGCAAACGTCGATTATCAAGCCTACCTTGCATGGCTAGCAGCAGGAAACACACCAACACCTGCTGACCAACCGACAGCCAAAGAACAAGCACTTGCACAGATAGTTGCAATTGAACAAGCTAATCCTTTTACACATCGTCATTTTCGAGATGCGTTTGACACGATTACTCAGGTGATAGCTGCGGTGAATCCTCAGTATGATATGAGTAAAATTCCTGGATTTGCACAAGTTGCAGCAGTAGAGGCTCAGATTGCAACAATTAGGAGTAA